GGTTCTTACGCACCACGCGACGCAGTGGGATCCAGAAGAGTACGGACCTGCCTTGTGCCGAGGCTCCTTCTACCTTTCGGATGAAGACTTGATTCCGGCCACCGATGCAGAACTTGCCGAACTCCTCAGCGACCGAATCGACGACTGGGCACCAATCGACCCGGATGATTGAGTTGTCGGAAGTCCGGGAGTTACGCAACGACCCGGACTACGACGATTGGGAATACGGCACCGAGCCAATCCCTGGCGATACCCACTGGGTCAAAGTTCGTACCTTGACCCAGCTTTACCGCCACCTCATCTACGTCTTCGCCACCAGCGATACGATCTGCTCCAGCAGGCTGGCCAAGTTGGCCATTCACGAGATTCTCAAACTGCGTCTAACGGATCTCACACGTTTAAAACACCAAGACCCCAATTTCTTTGCATGACTGACTGGTACGCCGACTACTACCGCCAATCACGCGGATACAACTGGAACGACCTGCGCGAGTTGAGCAGTCAGCCGCGTCGCCCCAGCACTTCGGTGCCGGACTGCTTTAAGGATCAATTTTCCACGCCCGCCGAATACGATGAGTGGCTTGTGCAGAAGCACAAGGACTATTTTGGCTGATCACTACTTGGACTTGCATGACTGAAACTTCGATGGTGCCGTTCTACCGCTCGTACCTGCTGGGCGGTAAGACGGTCTACCTAGACAAGCTCAAGGAGTTGTCCAATGACGAGCTAAACCTGCTCAACATCGAAACCTTGGCTGCCTTGAACGAAGCACGTCATTCCTATGACGCTGTGGAAAACAAGCAGTCAGAGGAGGGCGGACACATGTACCGCCGCATCAAGGTTGCAGGTTATTTCCAGGCAGCAATCAAGCTGGAACTGGACGCCTAATTCCTCCGTCTTCTACTACACTGCTCGCGTTCTTACCAATGAACATGCACATCCTTTCGGATTCTCAGCACAAGGAACTGACCCAAGCACTGGCAAAAGTTCGAGCCATCTTGGATGGCAGCACCAACGTTGTGCTCGATGGCAAGCCCGCTCCAAGCATCACTAAAACTGTTGCCAAGACCAAACCCAAGGCTCGTAAGTCCGGCGGTAAGCGCGGGGTGTCGGTGCTGAACGACGCCAAGGTGCTTGAGATCAAGCGCCAGCTCGCAGCAGGTAACAAGTCTGTGGCCAAGATCGCCAAGGACTTTGGCGTTCACATGACCACCATCAACTGCATCAAGTGGGGTAAGACCTGGAAGCACGTCCAGCTCCAGCAGGAAGCTAAAGCCTGATGGCCATCCTTCCCGATTACGAGATTCACACCCTCGCTCGGAAAGGACTTGTTGAGCCGTTCGACCAGGAGCTGATTAACCCAGCTTCCCTGGACGTGCGGCTTGGCAACAACTTGATGATCGAGATGCCCCAGACTGCCGAGCTATCACCTTTCTCGATCGCTGGGCATTCGAAGGAACTGCCTTTCATGCTCCAGCCAGGCGAGTTCGTACTGGCGGAAACGTTGGAGCAGTTCAAGATCCCGACTGCGGTTGCGGGGCAACTCGCGCTTAAGTCCAGTCGGGCGCGAGAAGGGATCGAACACCTCATGGCCGGGTACATCGACCCTGGCTATGCGGGCCGTCTGACGCTCGAACTCGTGAATGCTCGAATGCTTCACGCGCTTCCGCTGTGGCCAGGTATGCGGATCGGACAGATTGTGTTCCACAAGATGTCACTCCTGCCTAATAAGGACTACTCAGTGACCGGGCGCTACCAAGGCGATCTGTCAGTTCAAGCCTCTAAAGGATGATGAACGAGTTCAAACTAACCACCGTGGATTCCGTTAATCACCCCGCCCACTACACAGCTGGGAAGACGGAGGTGATTGATGTGCTCGAAGACTGGGTGAAGGCCGCGCCCGATCCAGTGCTTGGGGGCCTTCAATGGCAGGTTATCAAGTATCTCAGTCGTATGTGGCTGAAGAACGATCCTTACGAGGACGCTCGAAAAGCCCAGTGGTACTTGAATCGCCTCGTCAATCGGATGGCTACGGAGGCTTACCTCGACAAGTAGTTCACTCAAATGACCCAGCAAATACCTGAAGGAGTCAAGTTCAAACGCGGCGAGGAAAACGTCGCTGCACTTCTAACGCCAGAGCTGGTTCGCAAAATGCGCCAGCTGCAGAAAGATGGCTGGTCCTATCGACAACTGGCTTTCGAGTTTGATGTTGATAAGAAGCACGTCTGGCGTATTTGCAACGGGCAAGCGTGGACCTGGCTCGAATGAACTGTCCCTACTGCGGCGCTGAAAGTAAGCGCACCCGTGTTGTGTTGACGCGCAACAACACAGACAGACAAAAGTTACGGAAACGCAAGTGCCTTGCTTGCGAACAGTTTTTCTTTTCACTTGAGTCGATTGTTCCTAAGTTTGCGGTTCAGCACGCTCCACACTGGGGGCTTCGACTAACAAAAAATGCATCTGATGTTCACTTCTCATGACCCAAGTTTCACTCAACATCAATGAGCGACTTTGCTACAGCTGCGGCAAGAACACGCGCAATCCGATCTACTGCTGTAAGTGCTACAACAAAACTCCAGCGGGACGGATGGAAATGAAGCGCGAGGTGATGATGCGTAAGTACGCCAGGCTGGATGGTGGTGCTAGCTGCCGAAACTGCGTGCATTGGGAGCACAAGTGCTTGCTTGGGATTCCTGAAGCAGGATCGGTGTACGCGCAAGATTGCCCAGCACGGGAATCTATTAGTGTGCTAGAGTAGTACACGAATTTGCCCTACCAGGCGTGAACATCCTCCAAGGCATCGAGCACCTCCACACGCTCGACGATGCCCAGGTCATTGCATTTGACGTTGAAACGACAGGGCTCCAGCCCAAGTTCGGTGGTTTGCGGCTTCTGCAGCTAGCCACGTTTGATCGTCCGCCGGTTGTTCTGGATTGCTGGAGCTTGACCGACGATGACTGGGTTGACTTGGAGGAGTTCTGCGATGTTGAGCGGACCTGGCTAGCTCACAACGCCGTGTTCGATTTGGGTTGGTTGCAGGAGCACGAGATTCACCCGAAGGGGGATGTTTTATGCACCATGCTCGCCAGCCGCGTGCTGACCAACGGCATGAGCAACATCAAGCATGGCCTTCAATACGTCGTGCGGCGTTACCTCAAGCGCGAGATTTCTAAGGAAGAGCAGAAGAGCGATTGGTCAGGTGATCTGACGACCAGTCAGCTGGAGTATGCAGCGACCGACGTTGTGGTCTTGCTGGATTTGTACCGGCAGATCGAGCAGCGTATGGCTGAAGGGATGCATTACGAGGCTTGGTACTTGGAGTGCAAAGCGTTGCGTTCAATGGCGCAGCTTTGGCGCACTGGTCTTCCGTTTGACAAGGAATCACTGGAAACAGTTATTGCCGACCTTGATGCCGAACACAAGGAAATCGGTGATCAATTTATTGAAGACTTTGATACTGCTCTGCCCCAAGAGCACAAGCTTTGCCGAGGGCTCGATGGCAAGTTGATGTACCAGACAAAGCCGGGTCCAAAGGGAAAGAAGCCTGACCCCAATGTCTTCAACCTAAACAGTCCGGCGCAGCTGCTCAAGAAGTTCACGGCATTGCTTGGGGAAGTGCCGGTTGATATGAAGACGGAACGCCCCAGTGCCAGTAAGTCCGCGCTGCAGGAATACGTCGGTGATCACAAGGTCGTGGCCGACTACCTGCGCTGGAAGCGCGTTGAAAAACGTCGGCAGATGGCCGAAACACTTCTTAAAAACCTGGCGCCAGACGGTTTCATTCGTGCCAGCTACCTGCAGATGGGTGCGGACACCGGAAGGATGAGTTGCATGAGTCCCAACCTGCAGCAAATCCCTAGGGATCAGCGTTTTCGGGCATGTGTGCAAGCGCCGGATGGGTGGAAGTTGGTGGTCGCGGACTACGGCCAAATGGAGCTGCGGCTTGCCGCGGCGGAAGCACAGGATCCTTTAATGACCCAGGTGTTCCAGCAGGGAAAAGACCTTCATACGATTACGGCGACGCAGATTTATGGGGTCGCAGAGGATGA